ATCACTTATGGGTTAACACCCTCCACCAGATCAAGTTATCTGGTTAAGACCTTGTTAAAACCAAGGTCCGAGATCGTACCACTGCTGAACTACACTATTCACTTTCCTAAACACGGTCCGTCCATGAAGTGGGACAGCGTTTTTACCCACTTTATGTATTGGCCGTAGATAGGTAGTGATCGCTTTCAGTGTAGTATGGCGTCCATGATCAAACCTTTCGGTTCGATCAAGGATGATGTCCGCTAAATGCTCACGGAAACCAAAATCTAGGTCCCCGCTTGCCTTTAGCTGCCAAAGTGAAGCTAATAAATAGCCCACTGTTTCATCTTGATGAGTTTTACTCAACTCCACCACGTGAGAAACAATGTAACCCTCCCACCCTAAGGTGTGAGGTTTGTCTCTCGCGAGGACTGGGGTAGCTTCATCAAAGTTAGAGATGAAGCCACCATCTCCAAGGTCGTTAGGTATCCTTAGCCGAAAAGGCTTTGGCACCGAACTAACAAGGAGCTCAAATACAGAACGAAAGCGCTCATCACAGCCGTAACGAAAGTTACAACGGTGCGAGAACCTTCGAACTGCATTTGCCAGGCGGTAAACCGCTGGAACAGATGAGACTCTATCTTTAAGATAGATTGGTTTAACATCAATCCCGGAGAAGAAATGAGCTCCACAGCTCTCCCTAAACTGTGAGCCAAAATGGCTCTTTTTCACGTTTAGAAGAAAGCCATAGAACTCAAGCATCTCCGCGAACGTCTCTTGACACGCAGTAGGGATGATCACGTCATCGCCATACGCGCTAACCTCAGATGTACCGAGGTTATGGTACTCTGCGCAGCATGAAGCAACTGCGTAGAATATCAGGGTCTCCAACTCAAATGTGAAGCCGTTCCCCATACTGGAGAACTTCTCCCACTTGACGAGGCGGCCATCAAGAGTGCCATAATGAGATCGACAAGATTCTAAAAGCAAGAACCACCGCCGAGGGAGTAATTCCTCGACAACGGAACGAGCTATAGAATCACTAGCAGAAGAGAGATCAATAGTAGCAAGGTGATGGGAAATACTCCCAAGCCGAGCCAATTCTTGATTCCTCGACTGATAGCGTAAGTCGACCCCATACCGCCGAAGTCTTCTTCTAATCATTTCGCCAATGGATTTCTGGAACCATAAATTGATTCCAGGTTCAATGGCGATAACGCGATTAGTCGAAGCATCCTTCGGTACAGTGGTCACCTTATTCCCCACTTGAAAATTCGGAAATCCCGAACTAACGAGTTGGTTAGCCCAAAGAGGAAAACAAACCTCCAAGGCTTCCCAGGGTATAAGGCTGTACAGATCACGCGTGATCCCGGTTTCACACCGGAACTTCTTGGCTGGACTAGCGTCCCTACGTTTTATCAACGTGGAGGCACCAGGGCCCCAGTCAGGCATCTCTGTTAACTCGTCGGCCGAATAATCGCCAAGGATCCTCGCAATTTTACGAATGACTGCGTTATGCAGCCAGACGGCTTTACCCTTGAATTTTGGGTCAAGAGCTAGGTTCCTGAATCGACTATTCGTATCCCTACACAGGAGTTCGAATTTCTCGAACTTCTGCAAAGCCACACGGTCCAAGTCTCGGTTCATTTTTAAACCTTTGAACTTCGACAAAAACTTAGTGGCTGCGTAGGAATCTCTAAGCGCTACAAGATCATTGTAGTGCAAAGGATTGAACTCGAGATCCGCCAGCTGTTCATGCTCTCCCATACGGAAGAGAATGTCAACTGTGAGGGAACGAGGACAATCAAGACCTTCGAGAAACAACGAGATTGCCGAGGATTCAACACCCTCGGGAACGCGTTGGCTTGAGATTCCATGATGGAATCTGCTGCCATACTTCTTAGAAGACATGGCTTCCTCCAGGAGTAAATCTTGCCGTGGACTAGGTTGTTTTCTAGTACACGTTCTCGAAAGTCGTCACCGC